AAAGATGCGAACATTGCGCTTACCATGCAGAGGAAAAAATTATGAATGAAGATGAGCTCGAAGTCGGTCAGGAACAAGTAGTCGAGGCTGAAGATACTAGTTCCCAACAGATAGAGAACCCCGCTGAAGATTCGGCCCAGCAAACCGTTTCCGAAGAAAGTAATGTGGTTGAAAAGGGACAACCGAGGAAGACATACACGAAGGAAGAACAACAGGCATATTCTTTCAGAAAACAGCTTGGAAAACAGAAAGCTAAGTATGAAGGTCAATATAACCAGTTGCAAACCCAGTATAACGAACTCTTAGCAAGACTCGATAGACTGGAAAACCCGGATAAGTATGCTCCGCTGAACAGAAATCAATTCCAGGACGACGATTCCTATATTGATGCTTTAGTGCAGCAAAGATTCGACAACATGTGGAATCAGAAATTGCAAGAAGCACAGCAGAAGTATAGTGAACAGGCAAAACAGGAACAAGAAGTTCAGGCTTATAAAACAAGACAGGATGATAACGTCAAAAAGTTATTTAAGACTCCTGAAGCAGAACAACAGTATAGACAAGCTATTGGAACCGCTCTTCAGAATGGATTAGGTGAACTGATTGACGAGGACAAAGAAGTTGCCCAGTATATCATGAGGTCTGATTTAGGTCCGAAGATTCTTTACGAATTTGCTACGAAACCTGAAGAAGTTGAAAAGATGTTCAATGACAACGTTACACCAATGGATAGACAGTTCATGATTAGGGACTTAGAAAACCGTTTACGTAACGAAATAAATAAACCATCGGTGCCAGTTATCGGTAAACCCGGAATTAGCACAGAGGCTAAACCTGGTTCAATTTTCGACTCTGATGAATCAATTTTGAACTACTTAAGAACACATTAAAATTTCATAAAGGAAACAAAATATGGCAGATAAAACATTAGGAAATGAATTTTCCAACAACAAGAAAGTTAAACTCGTCGCTGGCGAAGTTTATGACAACCTTCCGTATTTGAAGAAGGCTAAATCCTACATGTCTCAGGGTGAACTTGAAGGCAAGAAGTATGGTAAGACCTATGACATCTATATCACCGATCCGGGTGAAGTTCATAACGGTCTCGAAGCTTCTCCTGATACTGTAACTGAATACACTGTTCCGGTTACTCTTGAAAACAAGAATACCTCCATCGAACTCGATGCATGGAACAAGCTCACAGATATTGAATCTTTCACCAACGAAATTGCTAAGCCACGTGGTATCAAGCTCGCTCGTTCTGTTGAAAAGGACGCTATCGATAAGACCATTTCTAAGGCATTCCAGGTTGTTGAAGGTTCCGCAAACTTCAAGACTTTGACCGATATGTCTAAGGCTCTTGACGAAGTTGGTGTTGCTGGTACTAAGGTTACGTTCATTAAGCCGACTGTTGGTGGTACTATTGCTGCTGGCGGTCTCGCAAACTTCATTCCGAGCGAAATCCAGTCCAAGATTTATAAGGACGCTTATTTAGGTCAGTATGCTGGTGCTTCTGTTATTGAAGAATCCCTCATGCCGATTGTTAACATCGCAGGTGATGAAACCGCTTCTGTAGCTGTTAAGGCTGTTTCTGGTATCGGTGCTGAATCCGCTACTGTCGTTGGTTACGAAGTTACTGGTTTCACTGGTGCTGCAAACGTTCCGTTTAAGCTCAATGCTAAGATTGTTGGTGTTGACGGTATGGAAACTGATCAGGATATGTTCCTTATCGCTGACAAGGATGGTAAGATTCCTCCGGTCCGTTTGGCTGTCCAGGGTCGCAATGCTAACAACGCTAATGGTTGGGTTCCGACTGGTGAATTTACCCCAAGCGCAACTCTCGCAGTAGCTTCTGGTAAGTATGCTCTCGGTCAGTGCCGTACTGAACAGGCTGTTGGTTTCGACAAGTACAACTTCGCAGACCTCCCGGGTTCTGAAAATGCAACTGAAACTGTTAACAACGTTTCTATCAAGATGAGCACTTATGGTGACGGTAAGTACATGACTACGCTCACACGTCTTGACCTCCCATATGCTGTTACACTTCCTGAAGCACGTAACGCAGTTGTTGGTTACTTCAAGATTGACTAATTTAAAGTGAAATAACGATTATAAAAGGGTTGAGGAAGTTCCTCAGCTCTTTTTTATTCTAATAAATAATATAGTAAATTTCTAAGGAGATGTAAACCCTATGATAACTGTAAACGCTTTAATAAACCAGTGCTTTCAACGTTGCTCATTGATTGGGGACGGTCAATCCTGTTCTGGTACTCAAGCTATGCAAGGTCTAAACGATCTTAGCTGTCTTATAGCTGAGTTAAATGCTCAGAATCTGATTCTTTCAGATGTAGAAACCGTTAATATCTTCAAAAACGGCAAAATAAAGATAATGGCAGAACTTCCAGAAGGTTGGTCTGAAGTCGATGAATTGACCTATGGAACTAAGGCAGGTCAGATTTGTAAATGTGGTAATAAAATTTATGCATGGGAACCTGCAACACCTAGTGATCCGTCTACGCTTACTTGGGTTGAACGAAACGATATTGTATGGCCTGACTTGTTAATTAAGCCTCTTCCAGACAGAGTTGTTACATTGTCAAGAAAGCTTGGTGAACGTTATATCCAGCTTTTCCCAGCAGAACGTCAGGTTTTGGATTCTAAGACTAAGCTAGGTCTTCCTACATTCTACACATGTGAAACCCAATTAGAATCTGTAAAGGCTGCAAATACCAACTATGTTTTTGAAGTTTTCTACATTGAAACAGATTCAGTTCAGAATATAGAATATAGAATTACATACCTCAAATCTATCCCAGAATATCAATTAAATGACCGTCTTTATTTCAGTGAAAAAATTATTTCTATTCTCGAAGACGGTATTTGTGCAAAGCTTTGTTTACGTTATAAGTTATTGGATGTTAAGCCTTTATTTGATGAAGAATTTGCAAATGGCGTAAGAATGCTCAAGAGAACTAATAATGCTAATCGCCCAATGACTTATGAAGGTATTGGTGGTTCTTATCTTGATAATTTCTATAACGGTTTCGCACCAAATCAATGGTAAGGAGTTTTAATGGCTAAATCATTAGTTTACAGTTTTGTAGGTTCTACAGCCAAGACTAAGAATCCGAATATTGCGGGTGCAGCTATGTCTCGCAATATGTATTCTGGTTTTAACGGTTCTAAGGACGACGCAAGACGTTTTATGCAGAGCTGTCCTGGTATTAAATATCTTTTATCGCTAGGCAATTCTGGACAAATTGACGGTATGTTTGTTCCGTCTACAGGCTTAAGGGAAATGAACTATGCTCAGTCCCTTTTTGTCGCATATATCGGTAACATTTACAGAATAGACAACGGTTACAATATTGAAGTAATCGGTCAGTATACTTCTGGTAACAAAGTTGAATTTGCAGAATCTGCTGGTGAACGTGATATTTTGATGTGGGTAGACGGTGTTTCTATTCATGGTTACGATATTAAAGAAGGTGAGTCTGTAGCAATAACTTTACCTAAGAGAATTACAGAAACAAATTATATCAGACCGACACATATAGCCGTAGTTTCTGGTTCTATCGTTTTGAATGACCTTGGTTCTGGTTATGTTTATTATTCTAAGCCATATCCTTTGTCTCAGGCTGAACGTCAAGTATTTGATATTGTAGACGGTAAAGTTCAGTATGAAGATGATGAAATTACAGTAAAAACAAAACCAGTTGATTCTGGTGAATACTGTTTCTTAGATGATTACGGCGTTCAGATGTATTTTAATGCTGAATCTTCTTCTGACAGAGTTACAGCCATTTATTCAGTTGGTGCGTTACTAACACTTTACGGTCCGTCTTCTATTGAATTCTGGCAGAGAGGTGATGCTGAATCTTTCCAGACATGGCAACGTGTTAGCTATACTATCAACAAGGAACAAGGTCTTGAAGCTAAATATTCTCTTGCATCAGTTAACCAGACACAGTTCTGTATAGGAACTGGTAAGGCTAATGCAAAGTGCGTTTTGATGATTGAAGGCACGAAGGTTACAAAGATTTCAGAAGAATGGCTTGACAGAATCCTTAACGAGAATGAGATTTCCAATACTCGTGCATGGACTTATTCCATCAATAATCATAACTTCTATTTGTTTACAGTAGGCAATGAAACCTATTGTTATGACGTTATGACTGGTGAATGGCATATTAGAAGTTCTAGAAACTACTACACTTCTAAAAATAAGCCATATATGCCGTTATATGCCGTATGGTTCAATAACAAGATTATTACTGGTTGCTGTGAAAATGGTAATCTGTATATTCTTGATGAAAATTATTACAAGGAAGATTTCAATGCCACTGATAGTTTACCTTTATACCGTGTTAGACAGACTCCTGTAATTACAGCAGACTATAAACCGTTTGTTCTTTATCAGCTAAATCTTGAATGCAATGCTGGTTCTATTGAAAACTATGGTAAACTTTCAGAATGCTTATTGCAGATTTCTAATGACGGTGGTTATACTTTTGGTAACGTTATTGCAGGTAATCTAGGCGAACGTGGTCAATATTCTACTCGTCTTTCATGGTTGAATTTAGGCAGAAATAGACAGTGTGTAATCAAGGTAATGTTCTCTGAAGATTCTGATTTTGTTATTTCTGATGCAAGTCTCAGATTCGATATTTTGAGCACGCCTGTTTAAGGAGATTTTATGACTATTAACCAAGGTTCAAAAATAGAAGATATTAAAGAAGCAGTTAAAGGTACATGGTCAGTTTCTACAGATGACGATTGGAAATGTGTAGAACTTGGTGCTATTAAACTGTATAAAAAACTTTGTAAAAAAGGAATCAATGTTCTCCCTAATAAATTTTTACAGAACAGAGAGAATATTGTAGGTTATATGGCTTTTACAAAAGACAACGTAACGGGTGGCGTTATTGGTGTTCAAGACCAGGCAATAACTCTGGAATCCAACGCCCTTGTAATCATAATAAATATTTAAGGAGTAAAAAATGGCAGTTGGTGATACTAAAGAAACCTTGAGTAATATCTTCGATCCTGGAGATATTTTCGGTGTTAGAGGCGGTCGTAATCTTTCCAGAGCAAATGCGGCTTTAGATGAAGCTATGCAAGCTGCAGAAGATGCTGCTTCACAGAATAATAGCCTTTATTCACAATACATGAATAAAGTCAATCAGAATTATGGAAATCAGGCTGGTCAATACGATTCACGTGTTAAAGCATTAGAAGGAATGGATGTTTATAATCCAGGGCAGTTTGATGATTCCAAATATAATAAAACAATCGAAGATTTCTATTCCAAGGCAGCAAATCAGAGAGTTAATAAGGCTACTAATGCAATAACCAATTCTATGGCTAATGCTGGTAACATGTTCAGTTCTGATTATACTGATGCTCTTGCAGCTAAACAGCAAGCTTTGGCTTCTGAAGAATGGGATAAGGCATTTGACAAATACAATGCAGACCGTTCTAGAGCACTTCAAGAATTTAGCACAAACGCTAATATCGGTCAGCAAACTTATGCTAACATGTATAACAAGAATAAAGACCTTCTCGGTATTTCTCAGAATGCTCTCGACAATACTACAAACGCATTTGGTTCTTATGTTCAGGGTCGTGCAAATAACAACAATATGCTGGCACAAAACCGTGCTACTATTGCACAGCAAAAAGCAGCAAACCAGATGGCACAGAATAAATCACTTTTAGGTAAGATATTCGGTTAAGGAGATAAAATATGATTCCAATTATTATGGCAGCTTTAAGTATGGCACAAAAGAAGGCTCAATCTGAAAATCAGGACCTTCAGAATCAGGCTAATGCATTGAGACAGAATCAACTTCAGATTGCTCAGCAACAGCCTAATTTACAATTGCCGTCAATCAATTCTGTATTCGGTCAGTAAG